CACTTATCTCAGGAGAAGGCGAGCCTATGCTCAGCATTCAGGATAAGACAAATGTCCTCACCGTCCCACACCACCGTAGTTTATTCCGTTACCTTGAAGAGGGGAATATTCACATTTATGGTTCTTTCGCAGGCTTTCGCCCTCGACCTAGAAGCAAAGTGTGTGATACACCTCTCCAGAAGGAAATGGTGGAACACTTCGGTATGATCATTGATCACGACAAACCGTGTATGAACGGTTGGGAACCATGGCGCAACAATGTTGTGCACATGGTAAAACCAACAGTTAATTACCGGCGCGATGTTCTCGACCACTGTGTAGACGCTTACTTTGACGACATTGTCAAGGGTCTACCAGAAGGGTGGGAAAAAGAGTTGGTTTTCCTTTCTAAGGAAGCTTCTCTCAATGGTCTACCCGGTGTAAGATTCATTGATGCTATCAACAAGAATAGTTCAATGGGTTTTCCCTGGGGTCACTCCAAGAAACAACATCTGACACCAAAACCGTCCGAAAAATACCCTGAGGGGGTAGACATGGACGCTGAGGTGTGGGAGCGTTATGATACCATTTGCGAAAAGTACGCAGAAGGTAAGAGAGCGTTCCCTGTCTACACTGGGCATCTTAAGGATGAGCCTACTCTTTTGAGGAAAGTTCATGCGAAGAAGACCCGTGTTTTCACAGGTGCGCCAATCGACTGGTCACTAGTAGTTCGATCTAGGCTTCTGAGTTTCGTTCGTCTCATGCAGAAGAACAAATTCGTTTTTGAAGCTGGTGTCGGCACAGTGTGTCAAAGCAAAGAATGGGGAGACGTTTACGAATTTCTCACTTTCTTTGGACTTGGACAAATGGTGGCTGGAGATTTCAGTGCCTACGATAAGCGCATGATTGCAGATTTTATTCTGGCAGCATTTCGCTTCATCGCTCGTATCCATGCCAAAGCTGGTTTTTCAGTCTTGGAATGTCGTGAGATCATGGCAATTGGTTACGATGTGGCTTTCTCAGTTGTTAACTTCAACGGAGATTTGGTTGAGTTCTTTGGAACTAATCCTTCAGGGCATGCGTTGACAGTGGTTATCAATTCAATTGTTAACTCATTGTACATGCGTTACGCCTACACCATGCTTAATCCAGAGCATGTTGCCACAACATTCAAGGACTTTGTGCGTCTCTTCACCTATGGTGATGACAATGTGCAGGGTGTGAGTGTTGAGGCACCCTGGTACAATCACACAGCTATCCAACAAGAGTTGGAACGCATTGGTGTGGTGTACACCATGGCTGATAAGGATTCAGAAACAGTGCCTTACATTCACATTGATGAGGTATCTTTTCTGAAGCGTTCTTGGCGATTCAACGAGGAAGTTAATGGATGGCTTTGTCCTTTGGATGAGGCTTCCATTCACAAGTCTTTGACTAAATGGCTTCCATCTGGCACCATTGATGCACAAGCACAAATGGTGGCAGTAATTTCTTCGGCTAACTCAGAATATTTCTTCTATGGAAGAGAAGTATTCGAGAAGCACCACAAATTCTTTCGTTCAATTTTGAACATCCCGGCTTACTCAATTTATGAGTCCGCCGGAACGCTCCCAAATTGGGAGCAACTGGTCGACAGATTCCACCGGGCCGCCTAGTCGGCGAAGACTGTCTGCAACCTGTAGAGTGGGTACTCATCAGGTGTAAGAAATACATTACCA